TTCTCCACCTTCGCTTATTCTTTTCTTGTATTCTTTATGTATCAGATATGTTTTTGATGCATTTTCAAATTCTCCTCGCTTTATTTGTTTAACGAAATTAAAATCATCTTTGCTGTTTGGTTTGAAAAGATCTCCTCTGAAACTTATATCAACAAGCGCCTTTTTCAGTTCTGGACTAAATGAATCCCATTGATTTCCAAATTTACGCTTCGCCAAATTCATATGCTTGATTACATCCTTATCAAACATTTTGACAACATCAGACATTGATATACTTGGACCATTTCTCTTTACGAAATTTTCCATATCTGAATACGATCCCCTTCCTATCAAATGCCCTATACCTATTGTCCATAGTCCGGCATCATCTTGATACGGCTTTAAAAACTTTTTATTTTTTGGATTCTGTAAAGAGTTTCCATATATTTCACTTGGCATGATGAAATTTCTAAAATCATCAATTTCAAGATCTGGTTGAATATCATATCTTTTTAAAGGTTTTACCAAAATAGCTTTCGGTTTTATCGGTTCGTTCGGTGAATATTTCTGCAATATCGCATTCATAGTATTATCAAATTCACTATCATTTGATAACTCCTTAGCCTGTTCAACCGCTTTTATTTTATTTTTTAAAGGTTCATCACTGGCATTGAACTTGTCCATAGCATACTTTATTCCACCACCCGCCATAGTGGTGGCTAACAATGCCATTACTAGATTTTTTACGCTTTCGTCGATTTGTTCTTGTGTTAATTTCATATCAATCTACTTCATTATCGATTTTACTAGTTGTCCCAACATAAGTCTTTGTACAGTATAATTCATTGAAATATGTATCAACTACAAATACGTGTCTGACTTCAGTTATAAACCATCTACCTAAAAGCTTTTCATCGCTTTTTAATTTTTGTTTTTTGGTTTTGTATATATCTACAAACTTACCAGCTTTTCTAAAGCTATCCCCTATATTTGAAAAATACACTTGTAAATTGTAGAATATCAAACTCATATTTAATTCAGATTCGACCATTCCAATATTATTTTCAAGCGAGTATGGTAATTTAAAGTGTTTGAATTTTTTAGGGGCTGTATTGTTTAATACAATGAAAGGTTTCGGTTTACCTCCTATTGAACTGAATACATCGACAAACTTTTTTGTCCACTTATCTTTAATATCCTTGATATCAATTTTTTTGATAAGCATTTCTCCCAATATATTATCATATCCGTGAACTAGTCTGCTTATAAAGAAATTATTATTGATATCATGAGCTGGTGTAGAGCATGCGAAATTTCTATTGCCGCTTATGTATTCACCAGTTTCTGCGTCAGGTGGTGGATTGTTTTCGTTTTCCGTTTCGAATTTGTTTGTTAAATCTCCAAGAGCAAACGCTTCCAATAGATGTTTCTTGTTGTCCTTGAATATATTTGAAATGAGGGGGAATTCAAATTTTTTAATTTCAGGATTGTAATTTAAAAATGCCTTTACGTGTAAATCTCCATCTTTTGCATAGAAATAATTCAACATTTCGTTTATAAAATCTATGTATCGCCAAGAAACATTCGGAGAGTAAACTATATCAAAATCACCGGATTCCCATTCATCTTCGTTTACTAAATCGTCTCCTAATAATTCTTTGAAAATATCTTTTATGATATCTCCAATCTTTCCAGAAAATACTTTCCCATACGGTATTTGTTCTAAAAATGGTAGTATGTTTTTATCTACTATATTATAGATTTTTATATTTTCAGCTCTCGTGTTTGGGTTGCCAGCGTTTTGATCTTCGGTTATAACAAATGTATTTTCGTATTTTTTAATCTCCGGTTGATCTTTGGCACGAAACATTATTTTGATTTCATCTCTACCATCACCGCGAAGAAGAAATTCGTTTTCTATGAAATCGTATGGATTTGCAATTGATATAGTCCCACTTTCAAATGGTTCAAATATATTGCATCTAATTGTCATTCCTAGAATAGCAGACTTTGTGAATTCAATTTCCTGCTTGTCAGCATTGGTAAGCTTGAATTCACATTCGTATTCTACATCATTTATTTTATATACTTGAGCCATTAAAAATGTCTTCCTCCGAAAATTGTCGCGTTTGTTATGTCTAGATAAAGTAATCCACGAATGGATGGCTTTATGTATGCTAATTGTGTACCGCCCTCAACATAAAATGGCGCTCCACTGAATTTATCTTTGTTTAATAAATATAATATCCACCAACTTTTAATATCTTCGTATATTCTATATGAAACTGTTGTCAAGGCTGTTCTTGATAAGACATCATAGTATTCTATATATTGGTTATCTAGAGTTGGGAATTCTATTTTCTTGAGAGTATTATATGTATAAAACTCCTTGTCGTCCAATGATAGTTTAAAAACTTTAAATATACGCTCGTAATCCGTGATATCAAGAGCGCTCAAAGATGGTATTTGATTTCTATATTCTCCTACATCAGTCATATATTATTTTACCTCGTCTAAGAAGTTTGAAACTTCAATTGTTAGTGGTTTGAATGATATACTTATGCTATAAGCTTCTGGTATAATAACACCGTCTATCATACGAGTGGTTCCTTCAGTGTTGATTGCTAATGTTTCAACATATGCCCATGGCATATATCTATACCCAAGAAGTTTGACTCTGTATATTCTGGGAGGATCTAAAGAAATAGCATCATTTCGCTTTGGCTTATTTATTTCAACTAGTTTTTTAACCAATTCGTAATTTTTCATAAAATCAGAATTGATCGTGTTTGCCAGTTTAAAATTAACTGTTAATGGCCCTTCACTAGCACTTGAATAATCATAGAATTTTGGTTTTTCTATATATGTACCAGCAGCGCCTCCAGCATCTTTGAGACCAGTCAATAATGAACTCGCAGCTCCTTTAATATTAAAATTCATAAGATTTGACGCAATATTAGATCCTTGTCCTGCAACATCTCCAATAACATCTCTAGCGAAACGAAAAGCCCCAGCTGCTTGGTCAGCTTTGCCTTCAAGCTCACCCATTATAGAGTTTATCTTATCACTGCCCCTGAATGTATCGTCGAATGTGTTACTGACATTTCTCAATGCACTGTCAAAGTATGGAAAGTTGAATGCATCTTCTTGTTCAGTGGCCTCGCCATACATTTTTTCATAGAATTCTTTAGATGAAGCTCCTGATCCGACTTGTATATAATTTTTTATTCTGTTTAAAAGAGCGTTTGATTTCAATTTATACGATTTTACAAATAATCTAGGAGCTTTACTGCGCAACGCGGCACCTCTAGGTATTGTAGTCCAATCGTAGTCCTTTATTATATTATAGTTAGCCACACTATTATTTAATGTCAGAACGAATATACACTATCGGCATATCCCATTCTATTATTTCCAAATTCAATAGTATCATTCTGCGATGATTGTCCACTAGACATTGGCATTGGTATAACAACTGGAGATGTTGATGTTTTAGAGCCGTTCATTCTCTTGAGTTCGGTCAACGATGCTGCACTGTTGTTAACTAACATGGTTAACAACTTGACTTGAGTTAATGATGCCTGTTTTACGATTTGTAAAATTTCCTCACCTCCATTTTGATTCTTAGTTGAATTTTTATCATTTTCGTCACCCAAAACATGTTCGTAAACTCCTTTAAGTGCTTGCGCTGCGGTATTTAAAGTTTTTGAATTTGATGCATCTCTAATCTTTGCGAGAAGCCCAGCTGCGAATGATGTAGCTACATTGTAAGAACTTTCTAGAAATGATACTAATCCATCGTATAAACTATTGAAGGTTGTTGATATTTTATCAAATGCATTTTTTGCTATATTTGTAATACCTCCCCATACACTTCCAGCCATGTCTCCGACACTGTTCAGCGCAGTTCCAATAGAATCTGTAATAGAACTGAAGAATCCTTCACTCTTCTCTTTAACTACATTCTCACCACCATTGCCAGCGCTTGATATTTCATTTGAAATTGTATCATCAGTTTCATCTAATATACCAAGCCATTCGAGAGGTTTTCTTAAAAATGTTGGGAGATTTTCTAACTTGGATTTTATCCATCCTTTCAAGCGAGACATAAATCCAGTTTTTGGGGTGAATGCTGTCTTATCATCTTCCTTTTCTCCAAACAGCCAACCGTGCAGGAACTCAAATCCAGCAACAATAGGTCCGCCTCCAACAAAAGTTATAATACCAAGGGCTAGTTGTTTAAATCCCTCACCGAGATCACCATTTGAAAAACTATCCCACGCCATCCCAAAACGCTGAATCCCTCCTATTATGGGAAGGTATAAAGCATTGTCTGTTATGAATTGACCAGCGGCAGAAACCCATCCTTTAATAGTCTCAATAACATTTCCAGTTACTTGCTGCGCTGGTGTTTCTCTAGCCCCTTGAAAAACTGATACTAGCCATTCGACACCATTCACAATATATTCGCCCCCACCTCCGATGGATATTATACCATAAAATATTTGTTTGAATCCTTCGCCCCAATCACCAGCACTGAAAGCATCCCACGCCATCCCAAATCTAGTGAATGTTGCAATAATAGGAATGTTTAATGCATTGTCTTGTATAAATTTACCAGCAGCTCCCATCCAACCCTGAATAGTAGTCATAGCATTTGCATTGCTAAGCGCTCCTCCTTCGTTAAAAGATCCCTTAGCTTCTAAGAATCCAATTAAAATATCAGCGCCTATTGAAAGTATAAATCCGACACCGGGGATGAAATTTAATAATCCACTTATCAATTCCAAAAATCCCTTTGCTAATTTACCTTCTTGGAATGCCTTATATGCATAAAATAAACTAATTATACCACCGATATATGGTAATTTTTTAAGAACTTTTAAACTAATTTTAGTAAAGCTCTTACTCATCATTTTTAAAAATCCACCCAATCCGATTTTACCGAGTGTCTTTTGAACATCTCCCATCAATCCTGTAGTGAAAAATCCACTAACTAAGGATATAGCAGAAGCTATTAAACCACCCAGTGGTAATAATAAAGACATTAAAAATCCCAAAACTCCACCCGCACTTTTCTGAGATGTTATTGTTTCTTTTTGTTTTTCAATCGGTTTGGCGACTGTTGATATTAAAGTTTTCGGTTTAGTGTCTACTGTGAATTTCTTTTGATAATCAAAAAAAACTTCACTGAATATTGTGAAAACTGCTCTTAACTTTTTAACTTCACCACTAGATAGATCGGTTGATTTGTTTTCATTTAAAGAAGAATTTGTTATATTCTTATCAATAATCTCTTTATTTTTAGGCACGCCTTTTTCTTCTTGAATTTTCTCAAGATTGTCGAGAACCCGTTTCAGAGCTGGTATGATATCAACTAAACTATCCACATAAATTATTTAATCAAGAATCAAAGAAAGAAACATCAATTTCTAATGTACTTTCCCCACTTTCTGTATCGAATGATAATGCGTCTAATTCCGCTTGCTTTATATCTTGAATAAAATCGACGATTTGTTTGTTAACTGATAATGGCAAGCTATTTACAATCTTAACACGATCTCGAACTGATAAATCTTGAAAATTTAAGATATCATCTTTTATCGAAACCGCTTTAATGTATTTTACAATTTCAAATGTGTATATATTACTAAGACTCTTACCTACTTCTTTTTCAGAATCTTTTTTAACAATATCAATACAGCTGTTTATAACTTGACTTTCTGAGATTAATGTCGGAACCTCAAGCTCGATTGAAATTGGACCCTTGATTGTTTTAGATAGTTTAGGAGATAATTTCTTTGTCTTTTCGATAATACTATCTAAAACATCATATTTGCCATTTTTTAATTTTACAATAGTGCCAACACTATCTTTACGAAGTTGTAAAATAATCAATAGTTTATCTACAACTTTGATATCTTTATCCTTTGTGTTTTCTACGATAATATCGTTTAAATTTCTTTGAAATTTCAAAGGCCCAGTTATACCTTCGCTTATAGTCGAAATTATATCTTTCTGTTGTTTAAAATTAAGAGGTTCACAATCAACTGTGGATTGTCTTGAAATTACATCAACTTTAAAATTGTCTGATTTTAATTCATTGACTTTATCCAAGAAATTTTTGATATTATCTTCCATATGAGGTATTTACAAAAATGAATTAAAAATCAAGTGATGGTAGTGTATTTTTTTGTTGTTCCATTTCCTCGTTGTATTTTTTAACATAAAAATCAATGTCTTTTATATCCGAATATAAAATAGCATCGCAGCTCATTCGTTTAGATAAGTAAAATATAATATCTTGGAAATATTCTTTACTATAATTAGAAAACAAGTTCTTCAGAAATGACATTACATCATTGGTATAAAAATTTATTTTAAATTTGGATAATGAGTCATTGTTTAATTTAAAAATTTTAGATTGATCAGCAATCAATCCTCTCATTACTTTTAAAAATAAATTAGCGGGTAATTTATCAATAATTATTTGTTTATTTTCCCTTGATAACTGATTGAAGTCCAGATAAACATCATTTATACTTATTGATGATATTAAATCATATATAGGAGTATGTTGATCGCTTGGTTGAAAAGTTTTCGGAATTTGAAGTTCAAATGAAAAATAGTCATTTGAAAAAACTTTAGGAGATTGTATATCATCAGTTAATTCTTGTAGTAGATAAAAAATTGGTATTTTAGTTTGAGATCCATCAATTGTGAATGTTAAGTAATCATTAACATGATATTCCCACTTTATTAAAATATTCTTAAATTTTTGATAAATGTTTTCTCCCTCAAAACTATTAATAAATTCATAGAATTTAATTTCTTGATTGGTATCGAGCCACTCTGAAATTTCTTTAATTTTTTCAAATGATAATCTCATTTACATAATTACAATTTTTCGTAATTTTGACAAGCGAATGTCACTGATTTCATTTTAAAATCAGTATTTTGATAATTGAGTGTATATCCTTCTACACTTTTAGGGAAAACTTTATTAAATTTAAACCCCTTTCTTAAATTTCCTTGGTTATCATATTGCTTTATAACCATGGTTCCTTTTAAATTCGGGCCATTTTCAACAAGTCCCTTAATGCCAACTGCGATCATCCAAGGTCTGAAATAATTTTGTTCAAGGTCTTCGTTAGTTTCTAATATGTTGACTGAGAGTTGTCTACTAAGAAAATCATTTCTGCTGTTCATGACATATGATGGTAAAAATCCACCAGCATTATTCATACTTGCAGTTCCAAATACAGCTTGCTCATCAGGTAATCCAACCTCTTGTGCGACTAATATATTGCCGCTTCGTGTCATTTCCTCGGGGCTTGTGGTAGCTCTCCATTTTTCTTGCGCCGATTGTAATACAGAATTTATAGATCCTGTACTTACACCGTCGATACTAACAGACCAAAAGACAGGGAGGCTAAGACAAAACTTAGCCTCCTTGCTGAATGCGTTTAAAAAATCGTTAATCTGAATGCCCATATAAAATATTTAATGAGCGATTCGATTATATCACTTAGAAAAATCTTCGTAGAAGTGATATGAGAATGTAGATGTGAATGTCTTAATTTCACCACTACCATCCGCGATTGCATAATCAATATTTCCGATATCTCTGATACCAACGCCGATAAGTTTGATGGTTTTGATAACTTCAAGTGGATTGCCGCTGGTTGCGTTGATATCTCTTGTGCATGGGATAGCAAGCAGATCTAAGGTGATTGTGCTTTCTGGACCCGGCATACACATATTAGCAGTTGTGTCTTCATTGTTGAAAGCGACACGGGATGCTTTTTCTAATTTTGTTCTAAGATCAAGATCTTGATCGCAGTAGAATTCAATACCATATGCGTCGGCGCTGCCGTATGTAGCTCTGCCTCCTAAGTTGAAAACTTGACCAGCGTAATTGACTGTTTTATTTTCAATAGAGCGGGTTGGTAAGCTACCAGTTCTAGCGTAAACTAGATCAGTCTCTCCGTTTAGATTTAAACCGGGAAATGAAATTTGCTTAACTCTAAATAAGAAATCTCTAGCGAATTGCTTTTGAGCTGCTTGAGTGAAGAATGTTTGAATGTTTGCTGGCATATATTTATTTAGTTAAATTTGTGATAATATAATCAGAGTAATTTTAAAACTGGGGCAGTTTTACCCACCCCAGTTTTAAATGTGATTAGATCAGTTCTTGGAAGCTCGCATCTGTTCTTGTTGCGGTGAACTGGACGAGAATGAACTCTGCCGCTCTCACTGGTTTGATAAAGATGTCTGCTCTAAGTTCGTTATTATCAATAACTTCAGGAGTGTTATTTCTCTCATCACATACGATGAGGTAATCGTACAATCCTTGGTTTTGTTTAGCAAACTCAAACAGTGGTGTTAGAG